TGGTTCCAGACGTAATGGCCATTATCTAAACCTCGATGTTTTCTTGGCAATATTTTTTGGTTGGGCTACGAATTGTTTTCCTGCTTTTTTGCCAGCGCGTTTTGCACGCGTTGTCGCAGCGTACTCAGCAGGGCTGAGGCTTTTGATCGCAGCTTCTGGAAGGTATCTTTCACCTGTTTTGCTAGACGGTTTTCCACTTTTGGTGCTCCATTTCTGGTCGCCCCAATTTTTAAGCGATTGTTGCGGCGCTTTCATGTCAGTCTCTGTAGCCACCACCAGCAGCTTTGTACTTCTTGGCCACTAATTGTGCCTTACGTGCAGACCATTGGCCAGCACCGGTGCCATGCGTAGCCGCGGCTTTCACCTGCGCCACGATTCGCTTACGCAAACCGGGTTTGGTGTAGTTGCCAGCTTCGTTCACACTGCCGCCCTCGGCGTAGTAGTCAACGTCGTTCGGGTCATCCTTGCGGTGAATGACCTTCTTCTCAGGCATCTTAGAGGGGGCAATAGCCCCCATACCGCGGCTTGCCATCATAGGATTCTTCCTCGGGTTTTACCCTTGGTTGCAATACCGTCGGCACGACGAGAAGCTTTAGACACAGTGACTCTGCCACCGCGCTTGTACTTGTCGCCCTTGCCGTACTTGCTGGACTCAATATCCTCGTCGGTCTCACGCAACACGCGCTCAACTTCCTTGAAGCGGTCGTCCTCATCCACGCGCTCCTTGGCGCTCTTGGACAATTCAACTTTATCGCGGCGGTTAACGGCCTTCTCAGCCAAGTCACCAAGGCCAGACTTATCAACCAGCTTCTTACCGATACCGGTCTTTTCGTCCAATGCTCTACCGGCTTCATATCCACCGGTGAAAGCAAGCTGTGCAGCACCAGCGCGGTTGACCAAACGGGCACCAGCGCGGGAACCAGCTTCACGAACAGCGTCGCGCGCTCCACCTTTGAGGTTGGACTTATCTACGTTCAGGCCCTTGCGGACCTTCTGTACATCTTCGCGACTGCGTTCAATAACGTCGTCATCGCCACCGGGGACTCTGCTCCAACGGGTAGCCATAGTTACACCATCTTTCCGCGAGTTTTGCCTTTGGTGCAGCAGCCATCAGCACGGCTAGAGGCAGTGCCACCCTTGGCTTTTTTCTCAACGCGAATACCCTCACCCAATTGCTCGGGCATGCCTTTTTTAGAAGGTTTGGGAGTGCGTGGAGCCACTTCCGGGTCCATGGGCGGTTGGCCCATATCTTCTGTGTAGACTTTGTCTTTAGCCATGGTGGCCTCCTAAATTAGCAGGCTTTGCCGCCGTACTTCATGCCTTTGGCTGTACCGCCTTTTTTCATACCCAGAGGCTTGCTGCCAGTCATTTTGACTTGGGTGCCTTTGGTTTTGCCTTTGGTGGCCACGCCGTCACGGCTGGGAGCAGCAGTGCGGACAGAGCCCATTTTGGCGTTAGTGATACCGTTACCAGATGATTTAGCCATGACTTGGCCTCCTTTTGAAAAAAGTTCAGATTTGCCCTGAAGGGTTTTGGGCTTGTTTACCTTCTGTAGATCGGCACGGGTGGTGCTACCTTTGCCAAACTTCAGACCTTTGCTAGCTTCGCTATATTCCTTGGCCACCTTTTGGGGCACACCCGCTTGCTTCGCAAAGTCTGGGTTGTGCGCTGCGGCGTCCATAAAACGCTTTTGTTTATCACTTACCGCTGGCATGCTTGTTCTCCATAAGGCGATCCAGTTTCTCATCCAAGCGATCAAGCCGGTCCAAGACGCGGTTGATGTCGGCGTGGACTTCGGTTTTTGTGACGTACTCTTTCGCGATCTCTTCGCGGGTACGGTTGAGGAGGATTGTGACTCGGTTGAGTTCATCTGACTTTTCCTTCAACACCCAGCTCAAAAGACCCAAGCCAGTCGTCAATATGATGTTCCAAATGTTGTCCATCTCAACAATTCCACGCCCGCAGGCTCTTGTTAATCCGGCTGTTTGGATCTTTCGCGGTCTTCGCGGAAGTCAATTTCTTCTTCATCCCAGTCATTCTGGCGCAGAAAGAGTCGCGACGGCTTCCGCCCTCCGGTTGTGGAGGCTTCAAACCGGGCTTTCCGGGGTTGGCTTTGTTGTAAGAGGCGCGCCCCTTCGCGTTCAAGCCGCCCTTCTCGGATTTGCCTTCTTTTCTCTGCCATGCTGGTGACTTAGCCATTTACAACTTTCAGCACCGGAGTGCAGTGTTGCTCCAACAGCGGCTTCAACACATGTGCCTCAAAGTCACGAGTGAACTTCTCGGAGCCAACGTGGGGAAGGCTGATAGAGGGGTCAAGGAAAACTGTGAAACCATCAGCGGCTGCACGGTCGCAGAACAAGTAGTCCTCGCCGTAGTACTCACCGTTGACGATAGCAAGATCAAAAATTGCGTGCTCAGTGCGGTCGGTCACATTGTTGCTGTACGCCCACTCGGGGTGTTTGGCAATCATGGTCTCAAGCACGTGGCGCTGGATCATCATGAACCCAGTACCAATACGACTGATACGCAGTAGGCCGTTGGCATCAAACTCCAGAGCGCCCTTGTCGTCCAAGTGGTAGTCCAAGAAGAACTTACGGTCGGAGCCACGGCGGGGGTAGATACCAGCGGTGATGTCTTTATCTAGGCTCAACGCGAACAAACGCAGGATAGCGTCAGCGCTGACAACCACGTCGGCGTCGATGAACAACATAGAGTCCGCATCGGACTCCAAGAAGTCGGCAACCAAACCGTTGCGGGCCTTCGTGATAAGTGAGCACCCAGAGATATGGGTGAGATAGAGCTTAACCCCCAAGTTCCCCGCCTTGACGGCGAGGTTGGCCAACGCAAAGGCTGAATCAATATTCAGCTTGCTGTCGTAAGCTGGCACGCAAACCATGAGTTTGCGGCCTGCTAGGTTAATGCTCTTCTCGGTATCAGCCATAAAACACTGTCACAGACGAAACATCAGTCACGTCCACATACACGCTGGTGTTGAAACGAATACCTTCGCCGGGGAGCAAAGCGTTAAACATTTCAGCCACAGCCGGTGTGTTCAGAGTAACACGAGCTGTACCAGAGGCACCGCCGTCTTTGAGCACCACAGAACCTGCTGTAGTAGTCGTAGTCAGCAAAATGCCTTTGATACGTGCGGGGCCCGCAACCAACGTACCGTCGGATGTTCGGGTCGCACTAAGGACGTCGGTTTGCATGGTCATGAAGACCTCCTAATTAGGAATCAGCGAAGGGAGTAGCGACAGTGCCAGAACCCAAAGCGATACCGTTCACCACGTATTTGTTTGCGGCGATTGCAACGATTTCGACCCAAGAACCAGCAACACCGCCGGTGGTAGTGCCGTTGAAGTTGATGAAGTCGTTGGTAGAACCAGCAGTGTAGGCAACCAAAGCGTTGGTGCTGTCAGTGTCCACACCCAAGATGGTGCCAACAAACTTGTCGGTGCCGTTTGTACCAATCTTCAAAGAGCTGGTGGCGATGGTTGTGGGAACCCAGATTGTGTAAACAACGCCTTCGTTGTTCAAAGTGTTGGGGTCTTGGCCGGGGCCAGAAGAAGAGGGGTTTGCGCTGGTGTTGATCGCAGGCAAAGTCAGAACCACGTTAGCAGCCAAAGTACCGCCAACAGTGAGGATACGACCGCCGTGGTCAACGGGGTTCAAGGTAGTGCTAGCTGTGATTGCAACAACAGCGTTGGGACCTTGTTGATAGATACCGCCCAAAGAACGAAGTGGGCCTTGGAATGTAGTGCGTGCCATGTCTTTTCCTTACATGCAAGTTAGGCGTATCTGTCTGCATGTCGTCTAGCCGGGACTAGTCAGATACACCGGGGACCCCGGGATGTGTCGAATATACACGAAATTAGAAAAAAGAAAAGCCCCCGAAGGAGCTTTTCTTAGTTGGCTTAGGAGCCTGAAGAACCCCACATACCGAGGGGATCAGACCAACCGAAGCTATAACGCTCGCGAGCCTTGTAGCGCACGTTGCCGGTGTCAAAGTCACCGTCCATGCTGTTCTGCAAGGGAGTACGAACGAAGTGCTTCATACCGTTAGGCACGTCTGTAGTCAAGAACCAAGCATTGCTGTCGGTCAAGAAGTGGTTGACGGTGTAGCCTTCAGGAATTGCACCCATTTGCTTGATAGCGTTGATGTCGTTGTCAGCAGTAGACACGCGGAGTTCGGTGTCCAACAAACGCTTAGCAGTGAACATCAATGCTGGAGGCACAACCAATTTCTTGGGCTTAGCAGCGATCAACAGACCACGTTCGTCTGTCCAAGCAGCGATCTGGATCACGGCGGCTTCCAAAGAAGTCTCGTTCAGGTCAACTTGGGTAGAAGGAGTGTTGCTGTTGGTGCCACCAGAGATCAAGGGGTGAGCAGTGCTGAACAAAGCAACGCCGTCGCCACCGGGGTAGCTAGCGCTGAAGCCGTTGTTCAAAACTGAAGCAGCCTTGACTTGCTTGGTGTAAGCCATGGCGCGAGCCAAAGACTTGGTGTAGCGGGCAGACAAGCTGTCGTACAAGTTATCTTCCACAGCTTCTTCAGTGATGGAGAAACCGAGGGCGATAGTCTCGTGGTTATAGCGAGTCGACCATGCTTCTTGTGCATTGTCATACTGGATCGCTGAACCTTCGTTCTTGACGGGAGCAGCAGAGAAACCAGACAGTTTGGTTTCTTCTTCGAAGCTACGCTCTGATGTCTCAGTTTCGTAGATTTCTTTGTGCTCTTCGCCGTAGCGAGCGTATTCCATGCCGAACAAAGCGTTCAAGCCGGGGAGCAGTTCTTTAAGTAACTGTGCGCGTGAAATAGCCATTTTTTACTCCTTAAACACCGGTGGTGCTGTTGTACTGGTGGGTGTTGATCTTCACCAACAACTCGGTGTAAGTGTCAGCGGCGGTTGCGGTCTCGGGGACCACGTCGATAACACGCATTGGGATGGTGGCAGTAGTGCCAGCACCGGTCAATGTCACACCAACAGCGGAATCACCAGTAGTGGTAGAACCAGCGTTCAACACCAGAGGCAGGTTAGAACCCACAACAGTGCGACCGGCAGTGCCCATAGTAGTGCCGCTAGTCACGACAGCCACTTTGAACAGAGCTTGTTGGTCATCCACAACGTAGGCGTAAGCCAAATTGCTAGCTGTAGAAGCAGCGGCAGGGATGTACTGACCTTGAACAGTTTGACCGTTCGAGTTCACGTATTGACCACCCAAGCACACACCCACAGGGGTAGCAGCGTTAGTAGAAGTTGATTTAACGAGATAGCCAGTGCTGTCGAGTTCAACCACGTCGCCATAGAAAATAGCGGTAGCGAAGCCAGCAGCAAC